CTAATGCCAAAAGGAAAAAGAGGATACTCTGCTAAACAAAAAAGAATAGCAAGGGTAGCAGCACCAAGAAACAAAATAACTGGTGCAGATTTTAAAAAGCTAAAACGAGGTAGACGCAAGTAATGGCTAAGACCAAACGCCAAAAATCTTTAAGTAACTGGACTAAACAGAAATGGGATTATGTTTCACCTAGTGATAAGAAAAAACCTAAAGGTAAACGTGGTAGGTATTTACCTGCTAGTGTTCGTGCTAGTCTAAGTCCAGGAGAAAAGGCAGCTACTAACAGGAAGAAAAGAAAAGCAGGTGGTGTAGGTAGTAGGGCAAAGTATTCAAAGAAAATAGCAAAGGGTGTAAGGAGTGCTTAATGGTAGCAAAGAAATATCAAAATCCTAAAGGTGGTTTGAACGCAGCAGGTAGAGCATATTTCAAAAGAAAAGAAGGTGCTAATCTAAAGAGACCACTCAAGTCTGGTACATCACCTAGACGTGTTAGTTTTGCTGCTAGGTTTGGTGGTATGAAAGGCCCTATGAAAGATAGTAAAGGTAGACCTACTAGAAAGGCATTAGCATTGAGAGCTTGGGGGTTTAGAAGTCCTGAGTCTGCTAGAAACTTTGCCAGACGAAATAAAAAGAAGTAATATAAATGGTAGATGGTAAAGAAAAACCTAAGAAAGATATTAAAGAGAAAGATGGGAATGTAAATCTAACTGGAACACAGTTGATTACCTTTCTTATATTCTTTCCAATCGTAGTAGTGTGGTTGTTCCTCGCTGCTAGAATAGTATGGAGTGCATCAAGTAATCCTGAGACACTAGACTCAATCGAGGGATTATTGACAGCACTGGCAGTCTTGTCGCTGCCTGTAGCTGGTGGACTTTCAGAAATACTCAGGGCATATGCTGCTGAGGTAACAGACAAGAAAAAAGGAGATGACTGATGAAGATAACATTCAAGTCAAAAACATTTCGGTTTCCTAAAATCTACATACCGAAGATTAGGGCAAAGCTCAGTCTGCCAGTATTGCAGATGGCTATACCACGAATTACTACGAAGTTAGGTTTAGGAGATAACTTCAGAAAAATTATGGGTATATCATTATCGTTAGCAGGTTTGATAATACTAGGCTCTGTTTACTTTGCGATTGCAGGAGTAAACCAAGCACCTATATTCCCACAGTCTGCAACATATGATATGGATGCAAGAACAGTTAATGTACCAGTAGGTAATGAAGGTTCGGAACTAACACAAACCTTAGCCTTGAATATTGGTGGTGCTAGGATAGAATCAATTATTATTGATGACATCAACGTAGGTAGTACAACTATTACAGACTCACTAAAGATATTCGCAACAGGTTCTCATTGGATAATGGTAGATGAATTGCTAATAGATAATCTTACTGCACCAGACTTCGTGCTAGGTAATAGTGAGATTTATGAGTTGGTCGTAAAAGACAACAAAGCAGATGGTAACTCATTCTCCCCTACCCTAACCAATGGGATAGCAGATATTACATTAGCATCTACTCGTGGTGCAATTGACCTGCCAGCAGTTACAGGTTCAGATTATGACCGAATAGTCATCAACACGAGTGGTGCTGATGCACAGATAGGCAAGTTACACATCAAGAACTTGAAGGCGTATGATGAAGGCATTGTCTTGAATAACCTCAAAGTAGGTAAACTGACGATACAAAATTCAAGCATCGGAGATGGTGACGGTATAGATAGTGCAGATTTTATTATCCAATCAGATACTAAGATTGCACAGTCAACATTGACTAACAATGCTGAAGTTCCGATTAGCGTAAAGTAGTTCTATTATGATGGGTAAACTAAGACCACAGATATTTCTAGCGATAATTGTCCTAGCTGTTTTATCTGTGGTTGGTCTGTACAAAGGGTATAACGAGATTGCTAGTGGTGCTATTGGTGGCATTATTGCTCTAGGCATGAAAGTCCTAGAGTCAGAATAAACAATCCCTTAAGTTTTGATTTATTATTTTTTCAAAACAATGATTTTTGTTTTGACTTTTTTCATAGACAGAATGCAGGATTTGCGTTTAAAAATATTCAACAAATTGAATATAAAATAATTGTGATAAAATGTTATTAGGAAGGAGAGTAATATGTTCAATAATATAGCAAGTCTTTTCTTGAGTAAAGAGAAGAAAGTATTACTTGATTTAGCAATGCACATAGTTCAGTCTTTGGATACCAAAGAAGAAAGACTAGCAGCAGCAAATACAGTAATGGAAGCACTAAAAGATGGCAAGATTACAACTATAGAGTGGACTAAGATAGGCAAATCTCTAGGTGTATTTGGTAAAAAATAATTTTACTGTTAAATTTTCTTTGCAGTCTTAAGGTGTTATAATAAATTTAAGGCACTAAACCATAACGTAATTAATAAGTATTCAACATTCTTTTTTAATTCATAAACTTTTTTTCATAAGATAAGTACGTTCTAATCCTTTGGTTTAGTGTCTTTTTTATTTAAAAAAAATCTCCCCTCTAGCGAGTAAGAACTAGAGAGGAGACGAGTAAGAGATGAATAAGCCATGAATAAGTTATGAATAACTGAAGGAGAACTCATTTGCATCTCAATATAATGCTACATTATTAGTGTTACTATATCAAGGAAATAAAGACTGGTGTTGTTTCTCCAACATAAGAGCCGACTACATTAAATTCAAAGTATTCTACTGCTTCCTCATAATCCATGCCAGTAGACATCAAAATGTTCAAGCATTTAGTTCTATCATAAACTGCTAAAGTTTTATTGAACTGATAACCAAAGCCTATCAATGCTTCCTCAAACCCAGTAGCCATTAATGCTCCCTCAAATTCTTCCATCAAATCATCCCAATCCTCTTTGTTTATCCTGTTTGGTTTTACCATAATACTGATACCTCTACTCTCTGGTCTCCTTGTTTACATAATACTTTCTGTATTTTCATTGACCAGACCTGATTATCATCTGCCCACATTCCTGCTTCTGTCAACCCATCAACAATTGGCTTTAATAAATTGTCAACATCTGGTTTCTTTATATGAGGTGTGAATACTAGACCATCCTGCCTTTTTTTGGCTACTGCCTTGGGCATAGGCATGTGTGCAGTTACAATTATGGTTACTGGTACTCCCTCGTCTGCTCTAAGCCCTTTAGAAGCGATTTCTGCCTTAGCAATATCTCTTACTGTACTCATCCACTCTCTTACTGGCTTGCTATTGTACGAGCCAAACCTACTGTACCTTACAGATTTAGGTAAAGGTTTGCCTACTATCGTTAGAAAGTAATTTAGTTTAGTTTGTGTCATTTTAAATTTTTAAATAATGTAGACAGAGGTAACAACACTAAATCGCTAGTGTTATTATCTCCACCTTTTACTACTTTTGCAGTTTCATTATGAAACATTTTCTCTACTAGGTTTCTTAGTTTGTCTACTGGGAACACAACATGAGCAACATCCTCATCATTTATTTGTAAACAATGCCACCAGTAATCTGCTTGTGTAGTAGATAAACCAGATGGTTTTCCTCTGGAATTAATTTCTATTGCTATATTCCCAGACTTAAGCCACCCATTATTCTCCTCGCTTTTTATTTCTATTGATTTATTTTTCAGTATCTTAGCGATTTGTTTCTCTCTAATCTGACCTAAAAGTAAATCATATTTGAAATCATTATTATATTCCATTTGTTGCTCCTCTGGTTTTTGTCATTTTATCCTTACCCAAACCATGCTAACTGTTCTTTTTGTAATCTTAGTTTCTCCTCTGGGGGTATTTCTGCCACGCAGGTATCACATAATACAGTTCCATCAATAATTGTGTAATCATCTAGTACCATGTAGTCACAATCTTTTCCCTCGCACTCCATCAAACTACATTCAGCACAGAAATAACCTTTTAACTCTAGCCACTTGCCATCAACTTTCCTGTCTACAAACGCAGGTATTCTGTTTACAAACCTACCACTACCGAAACTTGTATCCTGTCTACACTCTACACACTCGTTTCCTATATCTATAAAGTCACTCATTTTGTTACTCCTCTGACTTTCAACTCCCCTCTGAGTTTTGTCATTTTATGCTCTAAGTCTTTCAAGTTACCAAGATACTTGTGTAACTCTTGCATCTGCTTTACTTGTACTCTTTGTATCTCCCAAAGTGTGTCAAGTAAATCATCCTTAGTAGTCGTCAAGTCATAATCTATGTCTGAAAGTATTTCAGTTATTTCTTTATCTATTATTTCATGCTTCATTCTATTTCTCCTTATGTTTAGAATTGATTCCAAGGTTACTTGGACAGTTTATTTCCCTGCGATTTGGAATGACTAATCCCAACTAAAAGTTTCTTGTTCAACAGTATCATCAGTTACTTCAACTGCACCTAGTTCTTTTGCCTTAGCAACACTTGGACTATCATCTAAATCATCTATGCCTGCTATATCCTGTAATGGATGTTCGTCTTGAAAGATTGGCTTTCCTTGTTTTGCCTTATCAAACTCGTGTTTCCAGTCTGTCAACCATTGTTTTTCTACCTCATCTCCAAAGTGTTTACCAATCAAACCACTACCAAGTATAGTACTAAAGTTATTGAAACCCATGCCCATTAATATTCTTTCATCTACTGTGCTACCAGAGTTTTGTACTGGTTGCGTAGGTGTTGGTTGACTTACAGGAGCAGGTGCATCAGATTTTTTTATTGCCCATGCTTCGTTTCCATCATCTCCCTTGTAAGTCTGGACTAGAAAGTTTTCTTTTTCTTGTCCATTCTTATCAATGTAAATCTCATGTTTCAATTGCACAGAAACATAATCTCCCTGTGAAAACTTCTCTCCTGTATATGGATTGAAGCCACCTATCTCTGTATTCCATGAGCCTTTCAAGTTCCATATTTTACTTGCGTTGTCCTCGCTAAATGCAATGCCATATCCATACTTATCAAAAGTTCTTGAGATAGTTCCATTGACATACTCAAAGACTACTCTCTTTGTAGGATTTTTGTGTTTATCTACACCATTATTTAATCTTTTTACTTTTGGAGGCCATGTTAGGTCTGGTGATTGTAATTCCATATTTATTCTCCTTGTTCAAATGGATTTGTATTTGTTTTTTTATCTATGTTTTTTTCGTATAACTTATCTATAATCTGTGCCTTGTCATAAGTAGGATGAGACTCTCCTCTTACCCATCTCCTGATGGTCTCGTGTGCTCTGACACCAGTAGCATCTGCTAGTTCTGATGTTCCTATCTTATCTTTCAAAGCAATTATTTTTTTTGTTGTTTCAGTTATCATTGTTTCTCCTTTCTAAATTTTTTTTTCATTACATCCACCCCTCCATAGTTAGGTCTCCATCCTCTAATTGAAGACCATCACTTGTTGTCCACCTCTGCAAGTCTTGTTCCCTATGCGTTGCCACTATACTATTTCCTGTTGCTTCCACTCGTTCCTTAAATCTTTTGATAGCACCCTGGTCTCCCTCTGGAAAACTGTGTTGCTTACCACCATTTTGGCTAAAGAACATATACTCCTCTAGTGTAAAAACTATTCTATCTAAACTCATTATTTACTCCTTTCTATTATTGCTAAAACATCATCTGCAAAATATTCATATCCTCTCATCTCATCATCCCAGTCATCAATACTTTGCATATCATTATCTCTTGCAGTCTCTCTGTTTCTTTCTTTCACTTCGTCACAGGCTTCTTTTATATCATCTAAAGTTTTAGTCATTCTCTCTACCAATCCTGCGTTACTGTGCATGTCCATGTCTTGTTCGCAAGATGGACATATCCAGTCTCTGCCTACCAGTCTTGTGTTATCTCCACCAACTGGTCTGGCACACGCATCACAAATTTCTTTACCCATTACTTACTCCTTACTCTTTTCTAAATTAATCATTTCCTTTGCTAATGCTACACCTTGATTATAATAATCATTATCTGATTGATTTAGTTCGTTTTGTGAAAAACAATCTATAGCACCTTGCTTAAAATTTTCTAAATTTTTGAAGAATAATTTTTCTAATTCTATGTATTCTTTGTTCATTTTAATTTCCTCTTTCTTATTCATTTATTTATTGAGCAGTTTAGTCACATGCTTAGGTGAACTTAATTAGTAGTTCGTATATTCTTCTACTAAAACTTTATGTAATTCTTTTATCAATTCTATTTTTCTACTGGCTAATTCTCCATAACTTTCTTTCCAATAATTCCTTTTTAGGTTTAAGTTTTCGTTAACAATTTCATGCCACTCCTGTGTAGTGTATTTACTACACCTGTTACAGTAAGTACCCTCAACAGGTATGTTATGTTCAAACCATCGTCTTTCAATGTGGTTTATATCCTGCAATAATTCTTCTTTTGTTGCGTTATTTGTATCGTGGTATTTTTTACTCATGAATTTTCTCCTTACTTATTCATTTATTTTTACTGCAATCTTTTTTGACTGCTCCTTAACATGATATCATAACAACAACAACATGTCAAGTCTTAGTTATAATAATTATTTTGTTTCCCAAACATTTGCCAAAGATAAATTATAGATAACATAACAACGTACTCTCTCTTAAGAGAGTAGTATGTTATGTTCTATCAAATATCATTTTCATTAATGTAATACTGTCCACCAGAATTTCTAATTTTATTTCTTGCTTCAAGTCTTTGTAATGTTACTCTCAATGTTGGTAGAGGTATGTCTGTTTCCTCTGATAGTTCCTCTCTATTCATTGGTCTTGTTTTCAATTGATACAAAATTTTCTCTGGATTAGTTTGTTTTGCTGACAGGTTACTGCTCTTGTTCAAATCTCCAAAGTCATAACTTATGCTGACAGTATTGTCCTCATCATCATTTACAAATGTAACCTCATATCCAATAGGTTTATGAACACCACCTGTATTGTTACCTTTCCTGTGATACATACCAATTATGCTGGTGTTTCCATCTTGGTCATCATCTTTCTCTGCTGACCAAATGTTCCTAGATAGGTTAGTAAAGAACACACTACCATAAGCATGAGTATCTGACCCAGACTTAGTAATATGAGTAATGCCAAGTGACGAAACACCTAGACTTCTAACTGCTTGATGGTATGTTCTAGCACTTTCTGGACTGTTAGTATCCTCGTTACCACTAGCAACTACACTATCAATACAGATTAATTCTATGTTGTGCTTAGAAATATCTCTTTGTATCTCCTCTAAATGATTTACTAAAGGTGCATCAAATCTCCTGTAAATTACAGGATGTAATAAATCTTTTTCTGTAAGACCTGCACCTCTAAGTAATCCATACATGATGGAATAAAATTCTTGCTCACTTGCTTCCCAGTCACAGAACATAACTGCACTTGGCTCTCTGATATAAAGGTTAGGTAATAAATTTTTGCCAGAAGCCTTTGAGAGTAGTGTTGCTATTGCAATAGTAGATTTCCCAGTACCACCTGCTCCCATAATTAAGTTACTTTGGTTTTCTTTGACATATGGTTTAGCACTCCATCCATCTTGCGTGATTTCTGGCTTGTAAGTTCTCATGTCATGTCCTACTGATGATGTTTCTAAACTCTTATGTATCAGAATAAAAGTATTAGACAGTATAGATTTCCAATTTCTCTCTGCGTCTATTGATGTAAGTTCTTTTCTTAAACTATCAACACTACTAGACGATAGCATATTGATACGTCTTGGTGCAGTAATTGGTGTACCCTCATCCTCTATCTCTATCTGACAACTTAGACTATCTCCTCGTTTTGTAATAGAAGTACAGTTTATTACTATGCCTTGTTCTGGATATCTAAACACTCTCCTGTTTGCTATTGAAACTTCTACGATAGGTGTTTCTATTTCTTGGTTTTCATAATTCTCAAACGTCTGATACCTACCAGAATAAATACTATCTATCACTTGCATCAACTCAACTACTTCCATAGGAGGGTCACACTTACTCCTGTATTGTTCCATCAATGTTATCGCAATATCTTTACTGATGTTCTTACTTCTAAAATACCCTGCCAGTCTACTCGCCATATCGTTTCTTTGACCCTCTCCTACCCCTCTAAGGGCATCCGACACCCACGTAGGTTGTTTGCTACCATTCATACTTTCAATGAAGTTCTGTGAACGTTTCTGTTTTACTTTATTCTGTTGAAATTCTGTAATCTCTGGCCATTTAAGTATCGAAACTTCTTTACTGCTTGTATATTCTTTGCCATTTACAATGCTTGGAGGTGCTAAAACGTACCCACCATCTGCTCGAATATCAACTTTCTCTACAAGACCAGCAGTTTGTGATAAGTTTTCGTCATACTCAATATAAAAATGGTAACCTCTTGGTGTTTTTACATACCTAGTTTTTGGTATTTCTAATCCTACCTCTTTCAGATTAGCAACTGCTGACTTATCATCTAAATCTATTACATTTATTCCAGATATTTTACCTGTTGCTATTCCAATATTTGCATCTGGATATTTTTTGAATAGTTTTTCTGCTATCTCGTAATCATTGGTAGCACTTTTTCCACCATTAGGTTGCAACTCGCTATCATATAATGGCTCTTTGTTATTTGACTTGACTGCTAAGACACTAAAACCCTCTGCAATATACTGTTGTGCCATCTCTAAGTTATTCATTTTATCTCCTTGCTTATTCATTTGATTAAGGATGGGCATGGACTAAATGAATAAGAAAAAAAATCCATGCCCTGTAATATTATTTGTTTACTTGTTCTTTGTAATACTCTGACTCGGTAATGTAATATTCTATTGTATCCCATGACACACCTATACTTGCATCATGGTCATCAATTACTTGTTCTAGTATTTCGTATGCTTGGTCATCATCAAGTGACAAACCCATGCTCTCTGCTTGTGATTGAATATCTAGTGTTGACCATACTATTGATAATCTTTTTTCACTCATTTACTCATACCCCATTTCTTGACAATCCTCTGTTACATCACAATCCTCATTGGAATATCCATACTTATTACTCCCTCTGCTAATACCTAAATGGGTTTTTAATTTGTCGGCAAACGATATACCCTCATGATAATAATTATTTATATGAGAGCCATTAGGTTTTTTTTCAATAGGATTATTTTCTATAGAATAACCTAATATAAAATAATCTAAAATACCCTCCTCAAATGCCCTAAGATTTTTATAAAAAACTTTTTCATCACTCATTTACTTACTCCTTTCTGTTAGTACTAACTCCTGTGCAATCAAACTCTGTTGCTATTACCTCGTGCATCAGTCTGATATATTCTGTGTCGCAGTCTGAAAGACTAAGAATATTACCTCTCAACACTTTAGGTATAGCAATCTTTCTCTCGTCTGCTAATGAAAATACCCTCTCATCAATCTCAGTTAGCCAGTTTAGTATGTCATTATTTCCATACACCCTGTAATCTACCAATGCTTTCATGATGTCCTCTTTCAAATCATCATCATCAAAATAACAAACTAATCCATAACGTATATCTGAAAGCAAATCCTCTCTACTTGCAGTCTTACTATCATACCAATCATTTACATGGCTCATATTTTTTCTCCTTAATTTTCTGCGTCATAAATTTTATCTTTTATGTCTTGTTCCCAACGTGCTTTATCCTCCTCAAATTCTGCAATCCATCTATCTAATAATTCATGCAAGTCTTTTGCTTTCAAGTGAGAATGTTTTGTTCTGTTTACATAGTCTGTGTTATACATAAACCTCAAACCATGTTTACCACTCAACACTACTTGGTTTTCCCACTCGTCATTTATATTCTCCTCTGGAAATCCCTCGTCCATAAGAAACTCTAAATCCTCTAAAGCATCTTTGACTGCAAACCTTATAAACTTTTTCATTTACTTACTCCTTATAATTCTTGGTAATGATTTGTTATTCCTACTCTGTAATCTGATACACCATCATGGTCACTCAATCTTACATCATAAAGACGTTTACCTAATTGTTTTATTGTAATATTCCACTCGCTATCTGTTCCTATCGTGTCTACAATATCTCTTGTTTCCTTGATTTCAAAACCACCTAACACTTCTGCATTATCCCAACCATCATTGTGTGAAGTTACTACTGCATACCTACCAACATGGTCTGAAAACATTTCGTCTAATTGTTCCAAATAATCATCCCATTCAAAAACCCTACAATTATTTGTTATCCATAGTTCTTTTAACTTATTCATTTACTTACTCCTTATTTATTTTATTTTTTTGTATACGATTTTTATTTCATAGTCATTACGATTTGACTTGATTAATTTAGCCAATTCTGTTCTGTATTTTCTGAAATAACTTTTTGGAAATATCCAAGTATCAAGATAATCATCAGACTTTGCGTGGCTATCTGTTACCCAATTAATTACTTCCCACATTTCATTGAAATCTTTTTGTGGTATCCAATTAGTTATGTCTATTTCATTTTCATTATTCAATATTAACTCCTTATTTTTTTATTGATAATATAATACTACACTATTATTGTTGTTGTGTCAAGTACTAAAGTACCTAGTTTAGCAACTGTTTCTTAATTTTTCTATTTCAATCAATGCCATTATCATAACTACTGTTACAAATATTGCACTCCAAAATGCAAAATGGAACATCAGTTTATAATTTGTTGTTGAATAATAATATTTTATGCTCATTATTTATTCTCCTTATCCATATTTTTTATGTAATCAAGCCACTCTTTTTTGCTTTGAAAATAAAACACTTTGTTTTTATGTTCTATTTTTGGTAATGTTTTTTTATCCATTTAATTTACTCCTTATTTTATTTGTTAAATATTTCATATACTTTTTCTAATTCGTCATAATCTGGTACAAGATAGTCAACTAATTTATCAGCAAAGTATTTTAATTCTGGATAATTAGATATATCTGCAACTCCTAAACGTATAATTTTTCTTTTAATTTCCTTATGTTTTTTTTCTACAATATAGTTATCTAACTTTCTCAAATATCTAAAAAACTCCTCTTTATTTTTACAAACATATTTCCTGACAAATTCTGTTTGTTCATCATAATTTAATTCATCATAATCTGAACATTCAGTATCATTCCTATATAATTTATTCCAAATTTTATATTCTCTTTTTTCCTCTATTTGTAATGCTCTAACTATTTCAAGCCTTGTTAATTTCATTTCGTTACTCATTTTTCTTACTCCTTAATTACTCTATTAGTTATTTTGTTTCTTAGTGTATAACCTACACCAGAATCAAAAACATTAACACTAATTGTTTTATAGTTTGAAAGATTTTCAACTGTTCCTATATGGTCTGATGTTGTTCGGCTAAATTTACTACGATAAATTTTCTTTTTCTTTCGGTCTGCTATTAGCAACGCATAAGAATATAATTTATCTCCTATACAGTTTAGACTGTTCCTATTTTCTATATATGATGTATCATTATTTATAAACTTTTTTATAAATCCATCATTAGTATTTTCATACTTCATTTTACTTACTCTTTTCTTATTCATTTTTCAATCAATTTATGATTGATATTTTTATTGTACACTATAACAACAACAATGTAAAGGTACTTTAGTACTTAGTTTATTCCAATTAATGTAATTGCGTATATTATTATTATTATGTAACCCAACATAGCAACCCATAATCCAATAGATGTATTTTTTAATCTGGATTTTAATTCTTTATTTTTTTCTAATAATAATTCTGCTAATTCTCTATCAGTCATTTTTATTTACTCCTTATTTTTTATTCGCTAATTACTCCAACTGTTAATTCACAACTGTCTAAATCTGTGTGAAAACCTACAACTTGTGAGTCATAAATTCTTGTGATTATTTCCCATACCTGATTTATTTCCTCATCTGTCATGTACTTTGTTAATTTTATTTCCATTTTATTTTTCCTTTCAAGTAGCCTTGATTTTTTTTTATTTTTGTAAGCAGTTTTTAATCATGCTTAGGATTATTTTATTTAGTAATCTCCATCTGTTATATCGACTTCATCTCTATCTTCATCAACCGATATTGTTTCTATTACGTCAACTTCATAGCCTTGATTTTCATAATTTCTAAAAGCACTATCCATTTCTAAATATCCATCTGGTGTATATTCATCATCATGTGATAAATTTACATATCCTATCAATTCGCCATTATCTCTCATTTTTTGTGAAGCATCATTCGCAACTTTTACCTTAACCCATCTGGTAATTTTTCTTGTTTCTGTAACTTCAATTTCAAAAACATCTAATTCTTTTTTTATTGGTTTTGATGGTATCATTTTATTAATTCCTTATTCTTTTTATTTTCTGATTTGATAGCCTTTATCACATCAGTACAGGTTTTACCTGTAGACACACCATATAATATAGTGTGTTTCGATTTCTGGCTATTTAATATCCTGCTATTATTAACCTTTCAGTATTTGGAATTTCTATAACTTCTGTAAATTCTCTCAAATCCTCAATTGTTTCAATATCTGGATAACTTTGCTTAATTTCTGCAAGGTTTTCATACTCTGAATAATTGCAACATATACCCACAATATCTAATTCGTACTCTTCAATTTCATCAAGATAATCAAACAAAGCATCTAATCCATCATATGAAAAATTGTTTTTATAATCGCCACCATGCCATATTCTGAACGCATCTATAAACTCTGTTTTATTTATTTCGTGTATCATTTTTACTCCTTATTCTGTTTTTAATTCATCATCAATATAATCAATGATTTTATCTAATTCGTTTTTAATTTCCTCTGCATCTGCGAAAGTGTCAATATTCATTAACATGTCTATAACTTCTTCTTTTATTAAGAGTATTTCGAATCTTGATAAACCGTAACTCATATTTATAACTCCTTTATGTAGACTTTGTGTTCAATATCAAAGTATTTTATTTCGTTAGTTTTTGTATTTTGTACCTTGTAATATGTATATTTTTCTTCCCAAATATCCACTACATAATTTAATAACTTATACATATTTTTACATTTTTTATCTGTATAAAATATATCATTATCAGATATCTTATAAATTGATGTTTGTTTTATATTTGTCATACTTACTCTTTTCTTATTTATTCAGTAAACATTTATTACTGTTGATATCCATAATATAACAACAACAATATATTTGTCAAATATTATACTAATCAAATATAAATATTATCATGGGAAATATTGGGAAATATTATTTATATGTGTAATAAAAGTCTGTTATTTTTGTACTGTTATGATGTCGATTTATTGGGATATCTTGACATTGTTTCAAGCAGGTCTTATTTATTTTTAGGTGTTATATTTAGCCTATTTTTAGCCTATTTTTAGTGTTGTTTTAGGTACGCCGATACCTGTGCCGTTACTGTTGTATATACATACACCCCATTAGAGTGCTGAATTGTTTTTGTAGTATTTATAACAGTTATATAACAGGTGTTATAAGTGTTATAAAACAAGTGTTATAACTGTTATATAACAGTCCTAAAAGTGTTATATAACACCCCCTATATATATATATATATATAAATTATATTGTTATAACGTAACACTTATTGTTTAAGATAAGTGTTACTACTAATGCTTATATTAAAAAGAAAATTAAAAATAAAAGAAAGTGTGTTAGAATATTATCTATGGCAAAAAAACGTAGTGTAGTAGCAAGAACACCAGCAGAAAAATTTAGAGATAACATATTGATTGGTTATCCTGAGTGGCCTACATGGTCTAGGAAGCTTAGGCGAATATTTGTTTCCTTGCCGTCATATGGTGTTGGTAAAGAAGCGTTAGAGTCTATGTGTGAAGACTTTGAGTGGGATTTTGAAAAGACCAGTAAGTTGATAGATGGTAATGCTAGTTTTACTAAAGCAGTAAATGATTTTATAGAAGATGGTTATAGGTACAGAACAGCTATACGTTATCCTAATTCTAAAAACCCATTACCGTTTGAGATAAAATGGAGTAAGTTACAATTAGTGTATATGATGGAATCTGGTATCACCTCGTTTATCAAAGCAGAATTAGGTAAAATATCTGCTGTTGAAAACAAGTTGATAGAAAAGTCTGGCTTGTTAGAGATAGAACCATTGGTAAATGATTGGCAAAGTGATGGTAGTCACCAGCAAGTTGAGAAAAAAGTTGCTGTGCAAAACGTAGATATATCTGGTGAGTCTAGTTTATTTGATTTAGAAGCAAGCTTGAACGGAAAATAAATGTCATATCAATACACACCATCTCCTTGGCAGCGTAAGTTTCATAATTCAGAAAGCAGGATAAAGGTTGTATGGGCAGGTCGTAGAGCAGGTAAAGGTAGAGCTGTGCTTACTGAGCTAATGCTGGCCATAACGCAGGCTTCAAAGACTCCGTTCCTAGCAGACAAAGAAATGGCAGAAGCTGCTAATCTACCAGTAGGATATGATTTGACTAACACACTAGAACCTGCAATCCATATATGGGTAGTTGCACCTAACTTTGCACAGAGCAGACAAGCATGGAACGAACTAAAACAATTCATACCACCAGAACTTGTAGTCAAAAGAAAACAAGGACAAGGTGGTGGTCGTGGTGACGGATGGAGAGAAGATGCAAAGTCTGTATGGTTATATCTAAAAAGTCCTAACCTAGTAAGACGAGATGTCTATATTGAAATAAAATCTGCTGACGACCCTGAATCTTTACAGACAGCAGGACCAGACTTTATCTGGATTACAGAGTCACAAGATATAAAAGAAGCTGCATGGAATAAACTAAGACCTATGCTTAACTCTGCTGGCAGACTAGGTAAAGGTTGTGTAGAAGGCATACCACCATTCAAAAGGTCTCATTGGTTTTCAAAACTTTTTAAATGGTCACAAGAAAATCCTAGCGAAGATTACGAATCCTTTCATGCAACGAGCTTTGATAACGTTTTCCTATCACAAAAACAAAAAGAAGCTATCAAAGACGAAAAAGCAACTATGCCAGAAATTGTTTGGGATAGAATGTACATGGCTAAACAACCAGATGGTGGTGGTGGTTTCTTTAGACCTAGCAAGATACAAGAAGCTGGTATTGGAAAAGAAATATTGATGCCAGATTCTAGCAGAAGATATGTTGCTGGATTAGACTTGGGTAAGAAACAAGACTATACTGTATTTATAGTAAAGGATGCAGCTAGTAGAAAATCTGTATATGCTTTAGAAATGTCTGGTAGTGATTGGGTTAGTCAAATAGAAACTATTAGTTCTGAAATAAATAGATGGAAAATAGGTGATATTAGAGTTGACTCAACTGGTTTGGGAGATGTAGTATTTGACCATCTACTATCTTCTGGATTACCAGTAACACCATTTAAATTTAGTGCACAAAGTAAATATCAATTATTCCAAAATTACTACATTGCACTAGAAAATGGTACTGTACATTTCCCAGAAAGTTGGGATACACTTAAAAAACAATTAGAAGATATAAGTATAAGACCTAGTGGAAATGGTTCATATGTGTTTTATAATGAATCAGGGGAACATGATGATTGGGTTGATGCAGAGTTGTTAGCTTTGATGGCTAGTGACCCACCAGGTTATGATGATGGTGAATATAATTATTTAGGAGCTATAAGTAGAATGAGACCTATAAGACCTACAGACTCTAAGAAACCGTCACGATTTATGCAAATGAGAAGACAACAAAAGACAAAACAAAAATTACAATACTTAGAAGAAAACGAATTAATTACTACAGAAATATAGGTAAAGAATGGTTTTAGATTACGAAATAGACCCAACAGAAGCAATCAAAGTAGAAGCAGCAAATCCTACAGACGAGCCAGATATTACACTTCAATGGGTAAAAGAAAAAGCACAAACTGGTCACGAATTATTTAGAGAGTTTCGTAACAAAGCAGAAGAGCTAGATGACTTTTATCTAAACAACTTTGACTTTAGCGTTCCAGAAAACGGAACATTGATTAGACTGGGTACAGCACAGTCAGTAATAAATACTCTAGTTGCACACGTTAGTCCACAGTTCTTGGATATATCTGTTCCACCTCCTGGTGCACGAGGACAAGCAAGAGCAGAACTAATGGAAAAGTTTTTGACAGGTGCACATCATATGGTAGAACAAAGAACACCTGTATACAGAGAGATTACTAAACATGCTGGTCTTTATGGTATTGCTTGGGAAAAGATAGAGTTTACTGCAAATGAATGGAGTGACTTTCCAGAAGCACCACCACATGAACAAGAAGCAAGTGCAGAATATAGAGAACGAATAAAAGAAGTATTAGATAAACGGTCTGTATCATGGCCCATAAAATCTGTAGCTGTAAATCCACAAAACCTTATATGGGATTTGAATAATGGTACACAACCTAGATGGGTTATATATGAATATCAAGTAGATGCAGAATGGGTACAAGCTCACTTTCCAGAATGGAATGTATACAAAAAAGGTTACGTTACTTTCCAAGAAGTATGGACAGCAACTCAAGTAGGATACATAGCAGATGACAAATGGGTATTAGAACCTAGAAGACACGGTTATGGTAAACTCCCTTGGATTATGTACTGGCCACAGATGGGATTAGATACAGGTAACTCAGAACCAGAAACTTTATACATGGGATTACTAAATGGTTCTATAGATATGCTAAGAGCACAAAGTCAACTAGCATCACACTATATTGACATTGTAGGTAAATCAGCTTGGCCTACACTAGAATTTACAGGACCACCAGGAATTACAGAAGAAGTGCAAGCTGCATGGGATGATACTCCAGGTGCAAAGAATATTAAACCACCACAGGTAAATGTTGGTGCATCACAAACACCAAGGCCACCTTCAGAAATTGGTATTGCAAAACAATTCTTAGATGAAGCAATTGAAGCTAATACTGTTCCTGCTGTTGCTAGAGGACAAAGACCAACAGGTGCAGCATCTGGTTATCATACTGCTGTGCTAGCTGGTATTGCGTCACTAAACTTTGGTGCAGTAAAAGAAGCAATGGAACGTGGGTTACAAGATAAAGGTGAACTAATACTAAGAATAGTAGAACACGTCATTAATGATAAACTAACAGTATTCGGTAAAACAGAAGCTGGAGTTTTAGATGCTGCTATCAAGCCTACTGACATCAAAGGGCATTACGTCAACATTGTTCGTATTAACTCTGTTTCGCCAGAAGAACAGGAAAGAAGACTTAACCTGTGGGCAAACTTATGGCGTTCAGGATACGTTGATTTGGATACTGCTCTCAGAAAAGGTGGAGTTAGCAATCCACTAGAAGTTCGTGCTAAGATATTAGAAGAACAATTTATTAACTCGCCAGGTATTCAAGAGCAGCTACAACAAGCAGCAGCATCAAGAATACCTACGATACAAAATATTATTGAAGCAGCAGGACAACAGTCACCACAAACAGGACCAACTCCTGAACAGACTGCAATGAATATTTTAAATACACAAGGAGCTATGCAATTGCCTAATGCAGGAAATTTCCAACAAGGTAATCAAGCAGGTATAAGACCTAACAATCCAGGTACAGGAGTACCACAAACTACTAGACCTGTAGTACCAGGTTCTATAGATGAAATGAATCAAACAGCTCGTGCTGTAGCAGGACCAAGAAGTGGTAATGTTAGAGTACCAGGAGCAGACATATCACCAGGAGCAAGAGGATAATGGCAAAAAGTACACATCCATTAGAATTAGCATTTATGAAATTTGATGACACTACTAAAAGATATTTAAAACAAGTATCTAATAGTTTTCAAAACATAGATAGTATTCCTGATGTACAACAACCAAAAAAACGTAGCAAGAAATCAATCTATAATTATGGATTGAACACACCATTTGGGAGAAGCTAATGGCA